GTATTGTTAAACGTAGTGGTAAAAAGAAAAGTAGTAGTCGTAATAAACGTATTGTTAAACGTATTGTTAAACGTAGTGGTAAAAAGAAAAGTAGTAGTCGTAATAAACGTATTGTTAAACGTAGTGGTAAAAAGAAACTAAGTGCTAAAAATATTGTTAAACGACGTAGTGGTGAAAAAATAAGTGGTAAGGGTAGTAAGAAATATAGGGGAGATAAGAAACGTAGTGATTACCAAATGTATCATTTCGTAAAACGACAAAGAGGCCCAACAGTTGCAGTTAAAAATGAAGAAACAGCTCCTATTAGTGACCTTAAGGAATTAGTAACCAATCCAAATTCAGAAGACGACAATGTCAGCACATTTATAGGTATAAAAAAAATATCTATTTCTTTAAAAAATAGAATAATTCAAATTCCGAAAACGAGACAAGAATTTGAGGAAAATTTTCAAATATTATCTGAAGGAGTTGAAAAAAAACCCCCAATAAGGGTATTTCGAGAGTCTACACAAAAACCACATTTTTTAAGATATCCTAAAAGAGTACACAATAAAGCTGGTCCTCCTATTTTATCTTTCAAGTTTGATTGGAAATATTTTATGCCAATGTTTCAAGATAGTTGGATTACAACGTTACATAGTATAAATATTTTTGAAAAAATAAAAGATTTATATGAAAATTTTAGAACGTTGAAGTCGGATAATTTTTTTAGTTTGTTAGAAGAAATGTCCGGTGATCAAGATATTGTACCTTGGTCTGACTATATTATGGTTCGAATTGGAGAATTATTCAACGACATTGACGATAAAATAGGTGAAATATACCAGAAGTCTGTAAGAGGACCAGATATACATTTAGAATTAAAACTTTCAGTTTTACAAACAAAAATAGAATATATAGAAAAAGTAAAAAAATTTGTATTTTTAAGATCGAAGAAACCTGAACTAACAAGTTCAGAATTACGTGAAAAAAAATATTTAGAAGTAGAATTAAAAATATTAGAAAAAGAATTTGAGGAAAACTTAAGATATCACCAAGAACGTGTAGGTCGGTTGGAATGGGCATATCAAAAAGAAGTTAAATACATGGAATCATTGGTGGATAAAAAACTTTATCCCCCCAAATATATTACTGATCAAATTCTATTAGATATCCAGAAAGAAATAGTAAAAACTAAATGGGAGATAAGCGAAATAGAAAAAGGAATAAATGATGAAAATATAATTATAAATTTGTTAAAGAATTTATTATTTAAACAAGAAGAAAAACTACTATATGAGATAGAAACTTACGAATTGCAAAAAAAAAACGCAATAACCCTAGGAGAACGTAAACAAGAACAACACTTAGAAAGAATGTTATCTCATTCTATAAGAAGTTTAAAACAGATAGAAGGTCTAATTTTTCAAGAATTAGAAGGATTAGAAGAATTTAAACAACAATTAACAGAAGAACACCAACAACAAGTATACGAAGTTGATTATTTTAACCAAAAAATACTAGAACAATTAGATTATTTAATTAATTCTGGTATTGTAATAAGTCAAATAATTAAAAGAATTAAAGAATCAGGTGAAGTTGATTTATTTTTTTTAAATGAGAGATTAAAGTATTTTGAAGAATTGTTTGAAGAATTTTCAGATATAGATAAATTTATAAAACAAACTGCAGACTGTTTAGAAAACAGTCCGCAATTTTTAAGGTATACAGATCTATTAGAATCTTCCAGTGATAAAACAGGTCCTCCAATATTCATAAAAGGTCTTCAATTCTTTTTTGAATTAGCTAGATATTATTCACCTGTCTTAGATAGTAATCTTGATGTCGACGATTTTACAGATATTGAAAGTATCATGACCAAGGATCCTGGCAACTTTATAACTATGTTCGGAGAAACTAATATACCAATAAGTTCTTTCCAAGGCGAAAAATACACGGAAATTAAACATTTTTTATTTAATTCAACTGAAATTAAACCTGCTGTAGAGATGAGTCAAGTGTTAATTAATGAGATTATCTATTTATTAAATAAATATAAGGAGTTAGATACGAACCTGAACCCCCCCTCCAGTCCTGAGGAACAGTCGTTTAATTTAGATTTAAAAAATAATATTTTAATATTTTTTCGTATACTTGATAGTATACATGATTTTGGAAAATCAAGAGGAAAATATAATCCTATTGAAATATATAAAAGAGACATAAACAATACCATGTTAATTATTTTAATAAATCATTTAAATGCCCAATTTCATGTTATTTATCGTATGATTAATAAAATAGATGGTGTACCTTTTTATAGAGTAAAATATCCTGTTTATAGTAAAATATTACCATGTATAAATACTTACATTGAACTAAACAGACATACTGTTGAATTAAAAAAATCAGATAAATTTGCATCACATTTAGAACAGATGGGTAAAATAATAAAAGAAAGTGTAAATTTTAGAACAACTGTATTTCCAGAGGCATCACCACCTCTATCTCTGACTGATTATGAAATATTTGCTTTAGAATTAAAAGGATTAGGAGATTTAGCACAACTTTTTGAAACAAAAGAAAAAAATATACCAATGTTTACACAAGATGGTTTACAATTCATATTAGGATCTTTAATAGGAGCACCTGTTATTAAAATTGTTCAGAGAGGAATTCAAAAATGTTTTGTTTCATATAAATTGTTGGATCATCTACTAGTTGCAAGAGTAGAAAGTAGCTTTAATATATCGAACCCTCCTCCTCCTGAATTATTTAAAGAAAAATATTTTGGATATAGATGGGAAACACAATTAGTAGAAAGTTTGTGTACATTAGGAGAAAACACAACATTCAGACAGATGTCTTCAAAATTATTTGAAGAAATTCTCGGTAATATTACAGAATATACACATGATACAATTGGACTAGGTGAAAACCAAAAAATAAGAAAAATTAGAAATAGACTTAGACGTCCACCACGAAAATTAGTAACATCTATTTTTGATGGATATAAAGAGGTTTTTCCTGTATATAGAACAGGAGATGAGAGTTTGAAATTAGATTTTGAGGATGGCAATTTTCAATTTCAAATACCTCTTCTTATTGGTTTTCGTAAATATATAGTATATACATACGAAGAAGGTACACTTAGAAGAATATTTATATTTGATGATCATATACCACAATTTCTTCAACTTCAAAATGGTAATGATGAAATAATAAAGAGTTGTGAAGGTCAAGAAAGTGAAAGTAAATTAGGTTAAGGTGAAGAAGAATTTATTAAATATTTATGTAAAATCATAATTTAGTAAATTTACTTTAACATTTAGACAAATATAATTTTTCTAAAGTTTTATCCCATTCGTGAACACTATCTATGTCATTATATAATTTATATTTGTTAATAGAAATCATATTTTCAACCTCTTGTTTATATTTTTTATTATTAACAAATTGTTCTACTTTTTGTACATATTCATTAACATTATTAACTATACAATCATTAATATTCATTTTTTTATAAAAACCTTGTGTAAATCTTCCTCTTAAATACTTAGAAGGTTTTGTAATAATTATTTTATTGTAATAAAAACATTCTAAAGAAGTATTACAACCTCCATGTGGAAAAGAATCAAGTATTAAATATGATTTTTGTATTAAATCGTACAAATTACCTGTACGCAATTTAGGTAAAATAATAATGTGTTTACTATATTCTCCAAGTCTGTCTATTAATTGTTGTTCATGTGTAGAAGAACTATTTCCATTTACAAATACAATCTTTATATTTTTTATTTTTTTTAAGATATTAATAAAAATATTAATATCTGTATCAGATATTTTATGTAAATACTGACAATAAGTTAAGTATATTTGTTGTTCTTTTAAAGGTAATTTAAAATTTTTATCTTTTGATGAATATATTAAATCGTAATATTGATCATAATAATAGGTACATAATGATTGATGTAAAATTATTTTTTCACTATAATATTGTTGTGCTATTTCTTCATTTTCTTCGTATAAAATACTTGATATATAATAATCAATAGTGTTTATTCCGGTAGTTTCAGAATGTCCCCATGTTGTTATTTGTATAGGAACAATTCTACAATGTGCCAGTAAATATGTTTCTTGTTGCATACCAATATCACAATAGACTAAAATATCAAGTTTTTCATTTTCTATTTGTTTTATACAATTATTAAAATTACCTTGTAAAAATATGTTTTTATTACCAGAATTTACTAATTTATTAAAATAAAAATCATTAAATTTGTTAAAGTAAAAAATAGTAATATCAAATTTATTTTTATCTAAATTTACTATTATCCCTGTTCTATCTCTCGCAACTGAATGTAATCTAAAATTAGTTGAAATAAAACCAATTTTTATTTTCCGATTTTTATTAAAATTATAATTATTAATATTTTTATTAACATAATTAATAGAAGGAAATAATAATCTATGTAATTTACTAATTTTTTTTTTAATTTCAACATTATTATAATTATTAAAACATATATAATAAAACATGTTCAAATATATAGGATATGAAAAAGTAGGAATTTTTTTTTGATTTGCTAATAAATAATCTAATGTTGCATTTAGAAGATTTATATTTTTTAAATTTGAAAAATTAATAAATTTTAATAAAAAAAAATTTGTAGTAAAATTATTAATTAATAATTTTTCAAACATGTCTAAACTTATTTTATTATTTGAACTCAAAGAATATAATAAATAAAATAAGTATTTTTTTTTTATGTATTTTAAAAATAATTTTATATTATTTTCATTAAGATAATTTGCAAGAATAACAATAGTCTCATCATTTTCTATATTTTCACAACTCATATCAATAAAAAGTGATAGAATTTTTTGATGATTTTTAACAAGAATATAATATATCAAACATCTATTTAAAAAAAAAGTATTATTATTTTTTACATAAATTTTTAATTGATATAAATTGTTTTTTAATATTCCCAAATTTTTAACATTAATAACATTGGTTAGACTTATACTCACATTATTATTGATGTTATTTACATAATATCCAGTAACAACATCAATAGTTTTTTTATAAAAAAATCTTAATTTATGCCATTCTTCTTTTATTTCTTCATTTTTTTGTATTAAAAAATCAGAAATAAAATAATCTTCTTTGTATTCATTTGTTTCATTAAAATAAATTAAACTAGATAAATACAACTCATCATTTGTTAAATTATTTTTTTTCAATAAATTATAATTTTTATGAGTTTTTATTATGTTATATTTATTATATATATCAACAAAAATTGATTGGTCATCATCGATAATTTTTTCTCGTAAATAAGATTTAACCGTTTTATGAAATATGTTATTGAATTCTATCATTTTAATCATATTTCCTATAAAAAATCCTCCTGGTATGAATACTTTTTCATTTTGAATTAAATTTTGTCTATTTTGATTATATATATTATTTTTAAAATCAAAACTAACAAAGTGAACAAAGTTTTCATCTAAAGATCTTATTTTAATTATATTATCTTCCGGGATAAATTTTGTATCTTTAATAAATCCGAAATCAATCCATCCATAATAATCAGTATTAAATAATTTTTTATCAATAGTTAATTTAATAAAATCTATTTTTGAAAACGTGACACACAAATATTCAGCATTATAAGTTTCAATATCATTCTTAGATCTTTTTTCTGTTAATTTTTTAAATTTTTCACATTTTAAAATATTATTAATATCTTCATAATATTTCCAAGATTCTATATTATTTTTGTCATATAATATTATCTTAATATTTGAAGACGTATTAGTTGTTTGAATATTTTCTATTAAATATTCATAATTTTCTTTTTCAATAAATACTACTAAATTCAAATTAATTATTTCAATTAATTTTTTAAATCTTTCAAAATATTTTTCTTTTGTTCGTGAATTATATCTATTAATATCAGTAAATGCTGTTACCAAACAAATATTACTATTTATAGTATTATGAGCATTCATATTGATCATATTCGTTTGATCAAAATATGAATATAATGGATAATTTAAATTTTTATAAATATATTTAGGTGAGGATAGTTGATTAATTGTAATTTTAGATAAAGTTCTGTGAAGAAAAGCATAATCTCCGTTTATTGGATTTCTTTGAATTAACATGTTTACTTTAGTGAATTGTTCACCTTCATTTCCTATACCATGAGGATAATATTTATTTTGATAAAATAATGTATTTGTTTTTTCAAAAGCAATATAATATAGATCTTTGTCACCAAAAAAGATTTTATAAAAAAAATTATAGTGATAATTAAAAAAATATGAAAGACATATTGCTTTCCAACATTTTTTTTTATTTATTAAAATTTGTCCTGACTCTGTAGGACTATAATTATAATGTTTATATTCTTTAATACCAAAATTTTCATAAAAATTATACTTATTATCATATATTTTTTTATTTATTTTTTTTGATAAAAAAAGAACATCCTTCCAGAAAATATTTCCATGTTTTAAATATTCTTTACAATTAAATAATTCTAAAACATTACATAAAGGTATGTTATCACCATCTAATAACAATATATCTTCAAAATTAGACATCATTAAAGCAAAAGGTTTTATCATAAAACCTTTTAAATTATGTACATCTATTTTCTCGTTAAACCAAGAAGGTAAAATATCTAAACAATTTATTAATTTAATATTTGTTTTTGATAACAAATATTGTTTTTGTATTTCGATTAATTCATCTCCAACATAATACCATTCTATTTGAATATTTTCATTTTGTTTAATTAACATTTCGATAGTAATAATTGATGAAACAAAATGTACACAACCGGCACATATTACAATACCCTTACCTTCATTTAAGGCATTTATTTCTGTATAATTAGGTATCCCCGATATAAAATTATCTATTTTATTATTCCATAATTCTATTGTTTCAGTATTCATTTATAATTTTACTTTTTTTTTTAAATTTACGTCTAATACAGGTTTTGATTTACGTCTAACAGGTTTTGATTTACGTCTAACAGGTTTTGATTTACGTCTAACAGGTTTTGATTTACGTCTAACAGGTTTTGATTTACGTCTAACAGGTTTTGATTTACGTCTAACAGGTTTTGATTTACGAATAGGATTTTTTTTTTTAATAGAACATTTTTTTTTAATTTCTGAATTAGATAATTCATGATATGTTACAGGTGTCAATTTTGTAATTTTTTTACTAGGTCTACAATAAGGATAATTTTTTTTCCAATTAGATAATTTAATTTCAGGTCTGCCACATTTTACTTTTTTTGGTAATTCACATATATTGATCCATTCTTCCTTATACCATCTATTTAACCCTGAATTATATGTTTTATTTCCCGAGTATTTTCCGCCTTGTTTTTTGTATTGTTGAACTATCCATGACGAAGCATAAATACTTGGAAAAACTTTAAATTTTTTTTTAGCTTGTTTTTTAATTTTATTGTAAAGTATAGTATCTAAAGGTTTGTTATTTTTCATTTATTATAAATTTATATTTAAAAATTTATAATAAATAAAAAATGGAAGAAGAATATAGTATTGATAAAAACCAACAATTACGTATAAAACTTTGTATAAAAAAATTATGTCGTAATAAATTACCAATTATATATGATGAATTAGATAATTGGACAAAAAAATATAAAAAATTAAAAAAAGATAATAAAAATGTAAATATTTTAAAATATAAAATTTTATTACTTGAGGAAGAAATAGAAAAAATAGAAAATAAAATAGATAATACTGAATTATTTGAATAATATTATTTAGATAAAATAAGAATTGTTTTATCTATCCAAATAGAATTTTTTATTTTATCATCTTCTGTTAAATTATCATAATTAAAAAAAGTTGTAGATTTTATATTATTCCAATAATTATTAATATTAATTTCTGCATAATACATGTGTTTATAAATATATTTTTTTGAAATTAATATATGAAATTTTGAAGGTATTTGTTTCTCTAAAAAAAATTTATATGAAAAATATAAATACATGACAATATTTTGAATTTTTTGATTATTAATTTTATTATTAATTAATGTTAATGTATTTTCAATTTCAAATTCAAATCCATCTTTCAGATGATTCCATTTTCCATGTTTCCACCATCCTTTTTCAATTTCAATTTCAGTTAAAATTTTTTGTACATTTTTTAAACCTAATTCATAAATAATTACATCGTAAGGATTAGTATTATTTATATAAATAACATCTTGTAAACTATAAATATTAGATTTATTATTTTCTAAAACCCAAACATTCTTTTGATATGTTCTAATTCTTAAATTACAATAGTCTAACCATTTTTCAAATATATTTGAAGTATTAATATCAGTATTCATTTATAAATAATAAAATTATAAATGAAAAATCATTTTGTAAATTTTAAAAATATTATAATACTTACAAATATTATAATAACTAAAATAATAAAATAAATTAAATATGGAAATACATATGTAATTGTATATCCAGGTTCTACAGATTTTTCCAAATTAAGAAATTTCAATAGAAAATTCTTAATTTGGAAAATATCTTCCCATTCTTTTTTATTATCTGTTTCCGGAAATTTTTGAAAAACTAATGGTTTAAAATATCTAAATTGTTCTACATTTATACCAGTGTTGTCAATATGTAAAGTATTATCATCGTGTTTATCATAAAAATCAATATATTTAGACATATATGTTTCATTGTAAAATACAGCATGTGCCAAAAACATTTTATAAGTTTTAACATGTCTTGAAAATAAATGTAATAATGATGGTAAACCGAAATTTCCTAACCCATAAATACACGGATTATTTTTTTTTATAAAATTAATAATATTTGTAGCATCTTTTTTAGATATTTCATCCTTTAATTCAAAATCATCTTCTAACCATAAAATTCTTTTATATTTTTTTTTTAACGCATCTTTAAAAATAAAATATTGTATACTGGCTAAATCAATATTAGGTTTATCTGTCAGAGGACAATATTTATAACCCATATTAAATATTAATTTAATATTACGAGTAGGTTTTAGTTTAAAAAGTTGTGTTTTAACATTTTCAAATCTTTTGTAATTATTTTTACAACATAATATGACATATGTCATATCTGCAATTTCATCAAAAATAGTATTATTTAATTTAAGTTCGTCTATTTTTTCTATACAAATTTCCATTTATTAATAGAATTAATTTAATTTGCAGAATATATTGATATATTCTGTAAGGTTGTGTTTGTATTGTGATCATCAAAAAAACAACAGTTTGAAATTAAAGATTTTATATTTGAAAAATCTTTAATAGAAAAATTCAATTGTTGTTGTATATTCATATCGATAATAATTTGTTCTAATTTTGAACAGACATTTAATGTAGATAAATCAATACTATGAGAGTCTATATGTAATTTTTTTAATTTGGGAAATTTTGACCAATTTATTTTTACATTTTTTGTAGGTTTATACATATGTCTATCAAAATTATATATATAAAGTTCTTCCGTATCAGTTTCTTCATAGGGATTTAAAATATAATTAGATGATAAACAATTTATAAGTGATATTTTTTTTGGCCATTTAATCGGAATCCAAATATTAGGATCTTTTAAGTTATAAATTTTTAAATAAAAAAGAGATATTTTATGTTGCAAACAATTTTTAATGAATTTCATAATTTCATCATTTCCATTATTTAAATATTTTCCGTTAGTTAAATATTTTAAATAACCATATCTTTTACCTATTTCATATATATATTTTGAAGATATTAAAAAAGAAATAGTATCTTTATTATTTGAAATAAAATTCCAAAAATAAATAATTATGTCAGAAGGTAGATTATGAAACATTTTAATACATTTTTAAATTAAAGAAAAAAATCATTTTATAATTTAAAAATGTTATTTTTTTTTGGAAGATCTAAATTTAGATAAACATTTAGATTTAGATCTTTCACACTTTTCCAAACTTAAATTAATTTTAAATAAATCATGCTTTTTACAAAAATATAAAAATATTATGAAGAATATAATTGATAATATAACTGAAAATGTAATAATATAATACTTTTTATTAGTAGGTAACCAACATTTGAAACAATCTGTTTGTATACTACTATCTTTATTCATTAATTGGTCAGCTACACTAAAAGCTTCTATACTTATTTTTCCTCTATTATTTATATTATTAATATACGTATCAGTCTGAACATCAATTGGTAAAGAATATTTATATAATTCTTCTGCCGCACCTTTTGTTAATATCTGAAAATGTGTAAGAAACATATACTGAGAACCATTTTCAAAAATATCTGTACTATTAAAATAACCATTTGGTTTTTTTAAAACATTAGTTATTCTTACAATATCTTGTTCTGATAAGGGCTTTTTAAAATGTACATCTTCTTCAACTATTGTTATATATGGTAAATTTTTATCTACACAAAGTTTCCATAAACTTCTATGACTTAATGTACAACCTATACCACCTAGTGTAGGCATTCCACTATGTTGTTCTCTTCCGTAAATTAAATCATTATATGTTCTTATTGTAATCATATTTTTTTCAAGTAATTCTAATGGTTTAAATTTTCTTCCATCTATTGCCTGAAAATGATTGATATTTTTAAAACCATTCTCTTTAAGATGGTTTTCTATTGAAGTATTTTTTTTAAAACTTATATAATATAAGGGTATATTGAATATATCTATCATTTATTATACAAAAATAAATTTATTATTTTAAATTGAATATAAAGCAAAAAAAATAAATAAAGAAAATATGACAACGATTAATACTATGTATTGGAATGTAGGAGCTCATTTATCATTTAATAAAAGTATACAACAATTATTATTAGATGGTGTAAGAAAAGGTATGTATTCAACACAATTTTTTATGGGCAATCCGAAATCATATAACAGACAAAATATAGATGAACAAGATATAGAAATGTCTAAATTAATATTATTAAGATTTCCAATGAATATATATTCTCATTTCCCTTATATTTCAAATTTATGTGGGTCAGTTAATTCTATTGCATGGGAAGATGATGAAATAGTTAATAAAAAAACAAAATTACTTCTAAAAGGTATAGAACATGAACTTAAAGTAATGGCGAATTTTAATAATGAAAATAATAAAGCGGGAGTTGTAATTCATCCTGGATCTTTTCCAGACAGAAATAAAGGATTAAATACCGTTATAAAATCTATAAATCATATAAATTTTCCAGAAAATTCATTATTACTTTTAGAAAATAGTGCTGGTGAAGGTAATAAATTATGTAAAAATTTGGAGGAAATTAAGTATGTAATAAATGGTTTATTAGAAGATAAAAGAAAACATATAGGGGTATGTATTGATACTGCACATATATGGGGTGAAGGATGTTATGATTTATCAAAAACAGAAGAAATAGACAGGTTATTTAATGAATTTGATGAACAAATCGGTCTAGAATATTTTAATTTACTTCATTTAAATGATAGTAAAGTAGAAATAGGGACTAAAAAAGATAGACATGAAAGTATAGGTAAGGGGTGCATATGGTCATCTAATTTTGACTCTCTTATTTTATTATTAAATAAATGTAAGGAATACAATATACCCATAGTTTTAGAAACTGTTTATGAGGACATGTTTATTTTAGCTGAAATACAATCTAAATTAAATTTAAAATTTTAAAATATATTGTAATAATTGATGAAAATAAATATAGAAATAACTAGAAAAGATGTAGATTTATTACCTGAACCATTAATACAAAATTATTTTCCGGGAATAGAATTATATCCTAATAAAATCAAAAAAAGAAATATTATAATATCAAATTTGAAAAAATTTCAAAAAAAAATAATAAAAAAGAAAATTATTATTCCGGAAAATATTCCAAAAAAAACATTTATTAGATTGCAAAATTCTACTTTAACTTTAAAAGCATTTTTAGAATGGAATAATATGATGAAAAATATGGAGAATATGACTAAAATAAAAGCTGCTCGTATTGCTTTAAAAAATAAAAAATTATGTGAACAAGATTTAGAATATATATCTATATTTTTAAAATGGAAAGAAGAAAAAAAAATAAAAGTATAACTTTAGAAGAAGCATAATTAAGAAATATAAAAATGAAAAATATTTTTTGTTTAAATTTTAAATTAAAATGGGGATTAAAAATTTAAACAAATTTTTAAAAAAACATTGTAATAATATATACGAAGAAATTAATTTATCAGAATATAAATATAAAAAAGTTGCTATTGATATTAGTTTATATTTATGTAAATATAAAATAATAGCTGGACCAAATTGGTTATCTAGTTTCATAAATTTAATTTCATGTTTAAGAAGAAACGAAATACACTGTATTTTTATATATGATAATGGTTGTCCTCCTGAAAAGGAAGAAGAAAAAAAGAAAAGACAACAAACACAAGAAAATTTAGATCATAAAATTTATATTTTAGAAGAAGCATTATCAAAATATTATAATACAGGTGAAATAGAACCTGTATTGTCAGAATTATATAATAAAAACATTAATAAAGAAAATAATAAAAGATTATTAGTAAAAAATAAGTTTGATATAAATATAGTTGAAAGTAAGATTGAAAAAATAAAAAGTCAAAGATTAAATTTAAATTCTCAAGATTATGAAATAACAAAAGAATTATTTAATATATTAAATGTGCCATGGATGGTTGCCTCATTGGAAGCTGAAACAACATGTGTAGATTTATGTAAGAGAGGTATTGTAGATGCTGTATTGTCAGAAGATAGTGATGTAATAGCATATGGTTGTCCCTTATTTTTATGTAAAATAAATACAATGAAAGATACATGTATAGAAATAAAATATGAAGAGGTTTTAGAAAGTTTAGAATTATCTTCTGAATCTATGTTAGATTTTTGTATAATGTGTGGTACAGACTACAATAAAAATATTCCGAAAATAGGTCCTGAAAATGCATATAAATACATCTTAAAATATAATAATATAGAAAATATACAACTTAATACAAATTTAGACATAACAATACTTAATCATAAAAGAACACGTGATATATTCTTGAATTATGAAAAAAAGGATATTGACAAAATTAATTATTGTGGAAAACCAGATTTTAATATGTTAGAAAAATTTGTATTTAAACATAATCTCAGAATTAATCTTGAATTTTTAGTAGGTTCATTTCAAAATAATATCGAATTTGAATAGTTATTTAATTTTATATTCTGTATTTTCCAAATAATTCGAATCATTTTTAAAATTTAAATTTTCACCATCTAATGAAAAATCTGATGGTGTTAAAATACTCCAATCTGTATCATATTTTAAAATACCTGTGATTGTATAAATGTAACCTACTAATGCACTACACCAAAATCTATCTGTTTTTCTAGGTTCAGAATCTATTTTAAATAATGCTTCAATCCAATCTTTCGGAACTATATCATATGGTTTACAATAAACTTTATTATGTATAAATTTCAAAATTTTATCATTAAAAGTATTTTCAGAACAACAAATTTTACGTACATATACATCTCTATTTTCTAAATTTAAAACTTCATGTAAAGGTGTTATCTGAACACCTAATTTTACTTTATTATCTTGAGGATCTTTTTTACCATTATATGTCGATTCCCACAAATATAAACCCTTTAATGAAATATCAATAAATGTTGGATCTTTAAGTACCATTCCAACATGAGTATAATTAGAATGTGTACCCCATTTAATCAAACTTGTAAAATATCCAAACCAATTTTCTGAATGATTATTAAATAATAATAAATCTCCTGTTTTTAAATTATCCATTTATTTACTACAAAGAGATTTATTATTTAAACTATTATATTTATGTATAATAAATAATGTCTTATAAAATAGCAGATGATTTATATGATACAGAAAATGAACTTTTATCAACTTGTTCTAAATATGTTGATGTACAAGAAAAATATGACTTTTACAAACAACCTGAAAATTATCAACAAAATACAAATCAAATAAAAAAAAATACTAATTTACAAAATCCTAGAGTATGGGGACCTGGGTTATGGTTAACATTACATGTTGGTTCATTAAATTATCCTTTAAAAGCAAGTCAAATAGTTGTTGAACGAATGAAAAATTTTATATTAGGTTTGCCTTATATATTACCCTGTAATACATGTTCTGAACATTCTAATACATATATACTTTCTCGTGAATGTAATTTAGAAACAATATGCAGTGGAAGAAATACTTTATTTAAATTTTTTGTAGATTTACATAATTATGTAAATAAGAAACTAAATAAACCTATTATAACTTTAGAAGAAGCTTATCATATATATACATAATTTAAATTTATAAAACAATACTTGTTGTTTTATAAATTTAAATAATTGAAAACCTAATCATTTACATGAATATATTGTTTATAAATTTAAAGAACTGGGAAACCTAAGGCTCCACCACTTACACGAATAATATTGTTATTAACAGCAGTTACAACAAATTCAAATTGTTGGACAAAATCGACACCTGCTTCTTGGGTACCGGTTCCAGCAGCACCAGTTAAAGCTCCTTGAGAAGCTTCAGGAACCATTGATACGTTAGTAAGTTTGCCATAGTTAGTAGAGCCCATAGGGTCAAGGCATACAAAATCGAGAGAATACGAATACATGTGATATCCAGTATCAAAAGGAATAACTGGTGCATGATAGTAGGGATTTACAAGAGAGAAGTAATCAGATCCCATTTGAGCAAGACGGTTGGTATTCTCATAAATGAGAGAAGTTTGGGAAATAGGATCAACTGCTCCAGAAGGAGTAAAATCAACTGTTCCAGTACCGCCACCTCCTGCAGTAAAAACAGGGGATGCACTAGTGTAATTAGACCATTCAGATTTCCAAGTGGTATTACGTACAGCAAATAATAATACTTTAATAGCATGAGAAAATCGAACATCGTAACTAGGAGTTGGATTAGTTAGAGGAGAAAAAGTCTGACGAGGAGCAGTTTGAACTTGTTCAATTAAAATATCACGAGGAGCACAAGCCATACGTTTTCTTTCATTGTTAGAAACAATAGCATAGTTAGCCCATACATTAGTAGTTCCTAGTACAGGGGCAGATTGTAAATGTTGTCCCACTAACAACTCAAATCGACTGTCTGTACCTGCTACAGGAGCAGCATCCAGATGTCCTATAAGAAGTTCATTCCAATCACGGAATGAAAAGTTAATTCTCATTTCATTATACGGAAGGGCGGCAGTGGGTAATGCAACACCTGAATCACGACTGTAGAATAATGGTAGAGGAAGATTCAATGTAGCAGCGGGAAGAGTAGCGGCAGGAGTGGTAAGAGCTGGAACATTTCCGATCATATTGTTATAACCATTTCTTTTACCGGCAGGAACAGTAAAAGCAGCCCAGAAATCTAGATGGTAGTTATCAAAACGAGCAGCAACTAAATCATTAAATGTAATACAGCATTCTTTTACAAGATTATGCATTAAATTGCGAGTCCAACGAGCAAGTCTTGCTGGACCCCCGGCAACAGGAGGATTTCCAATAAGCTGCTGAACTAAAACAATTTCTGGAATATTTACACGAAGCCAAGTGTGAAGTAAATAATCTCCAGCACGAGATATAGATACAGACCATTCCTGTCCAAAAGCGGGACTGCCAGCAGCACGAGAAAGAACAACAGGTACTTGAGTGAACCAAGTAGCTTTTTGAGTTTGTCTTACGAAATATGCAGTAGCTTTTTTACCGCCATAAAGATATTTTTCGATTTCATCGAAAGTAGCCAAATCAATAAAACCGGATGTAACATTAGAAGTACAAAGAGATGCCATTATTTATTAATACAAATAAAAAAAAATTTTTTTATAAATTATAAAAAAATTATAAATAATATATAAAATATATTTAAAGAACTGGGAAACCTAAGGCTCCACCACTTACACGAATAATATTGTTATTAACAGCAGTTACAACAAATTCAAATTGCTGGACAAAATCAGCACCTGTATTTTCGGCACCGGTTCCAGCAGCAGCAGTTAAAGCTCCGGGAGAAGCTTCAGGAACCATTGATACGTTAGTAAGTTTGCCATAGTTAGTAGAGCCCATAGGGTCAAGGCATACAAAATCGAGAGAATACGAATACATGTGATATCCAGTATCAAGAGGAATAACTGGTGCATGATAGTAGGGATTTACAAGAGAGAAGTAATCAGATCCCATTTGAGCAAGACGGTTGGTATTCTCATAAATAAGAGAAGTTTGGGAAACAGGATCAACTGCTCCAGAAGGAGTAAAATCAAGAACTCCTAAAGCACTTAAAACAGGGGATGCACTAGTGTAATTAGACCATTCAGACTTCCAAGTGTTATTACGTACAGAAAAGAATAATACTTTAATAGCATGAGAAAATCTAACATCATAACTAGGAGTTGGATTAGTTACAGGAGCAAAAGTCTGACGAGGAGCAGTTTGAACTTGTTCAATTAAAATATCACGAGGAGCGCAAGCCATACGTTTTCTTTCATTGTTAGAAACAATAGCATAGTTAGCCCATACATTAGTAGTTCCTAGTACAGGAGCAGATTGTAAATCTGTTCCTACAACTAATGGTTGCCGAGTTTCAGCCTGCACGCCTACTAGTGCAGGATCATGTTTAATAAGAAGTTCATTCCAATCACGGAATGAAAAGTTAATTCTCATTTCATTGTAGGGAAGGGCAGCAGTGGGTAATGCAACACCAGAATCACGACTGTAGAATAATGGTAGAGGAAGATTCAATGTAGCAGCGGGAAGAGTAGCGGC